AACTACTTCGTCAACTGTGTGGTCTTTCATATACTTCTTAAATTCTGGATAGATACTTGCATAGGTATCGCAACCTGTATGCACAATAGGTAAATCTTCAAACTTATTTACCTTGTCTAAAATACCATCATCAAGTAATTGTTTTACTTCTGGATTATACTTAATACCTTGTTCTAGTTTTTCTGCTCTATTAGGGTGCTTGTCTAGACCAAAGTTCATACAACGAAAGTTACAACCAAATGTACGCAAGAAAACAGAAGGTACGCCAACAAAACGTCCTTCGCCTTGTACACTATAAAATGCTTCACTATATCGTAACTTCATTAAACAATCTCCTCTGCAATACCAAGGAACTCAGCAACAGCAAAAAATAATGCTAGTGCTACCACTGATCCTGTGTAAGCGGCTACTAAGCAACCTGCTAAACGTAATCCGCTTTTAATTAAACTTACATAAAAATGTCCTTTGCCTGGATCTTTAGGTGCCGGAACAAATACTTTTTCTGGAATAGGCATTAGCAGGCAAACTCCTGTTGTAATTTGATATTGTCCATAAATTCTTTCTTAGTACCTGCATCGTCTTTAAAAGCACCTTTTAGTACTGTAGTTTGTGTTAAACTACTAGTTGCCATAATACCACGATTCTCACAACAACCATGTGTTGCTTGAATATACACACCTAAGTGTTCGGCATCAGTTGCTTTCTGTATTTCACGAGCAATATCATTTGCAAGTTCTTCTTGCAGAGTACCACGTCTAGCACACCATTGTGCAATACGTGTATACTTAGATAGTCCAATAAGTTTATTAGCGGCAATAATACCAATGTATGCTACACCAGTTACTGGTTGATGATGATGTGAACATACACTCTTAAGTTCGCTACGAACTACAAGCATACCTTCATATCTATCTTCGCTATCATTAGGAAATGCAGTTGCTGGCGGAATTGGATCATAACGTCCTTGCATTAATTCGTTAAAGTACATCTTTGCAAGACGTCTTGCGGTACCTTTTGAATTAGGATCATTATGACGATCAATTACCAATGTATCAAGAACATTTTCAAATGCTAGTGTAGCCTCTTCAATTAGTTCTTCTTTATCGCCTTTTTGTAAGACTTCGGAGATGTTGTCACCTGCCCAATAGCGGATGCCAGCATCTTCTAATTTTTGTTTTACTTGTTTACTTTTGCTCAATTTATCTCTCCGAGTTATAGACGTGGATGTCTAATATAGTTTACATTATATACTTTATTTAGGTTTTTGTCAAGTATATTATACACGAATATTAAAAATATTTGTTCAATACTTCTAACTGATCATGATATTCTGCAATAACTTTCAGTTCTTTTTCAATGGCTTCCAAAACGTCCGGATGCTCACCTACGCCTGCTGAATTTTTCAAATACACTTCTACATTCATTGCGTGTTTGGCAATGTGTCCTTTTGCGTGTTCTTTGATTGCTTCAATCATGTTTTCTCTGTTATATTCTGGCATTGTTTTTCCTTTCTACTTAAATTGGTCTTTCATATAGTCTGTGCCAATAATTTGATGAATATCAACATCATAATGTTCATCATCAATTGTTTTGGTTCCTACATTAATATCTTTGTGTTGTAGAAACCAATCTTCTACGTTATCTTTTGCAACTTCAACCAAATCAAAATTAAAATAATCATTTAAGTTGTCTGGAATCCAAGTCCATTTGTTTAACGCAAAAATTTTCAGTTTCGCATTGTTATTGCGACAAAGTTCTTGTAAGATATATAGTTCTTTTAAAAACTCACGTTGTGCTTTTAGGTTCATTAACTCCATCCAAGTCTTTACAGTCATGTATGGTTGTGTTCTTAGATCGGGATCGCCCATCATAAACCTTGGATGAAATTTAACTGTAAATTGACAATTTTTTTGGAAGTCTTGAGCATAACTTTGCATAGGTATATCAAATACATCTTGTGCTTCGTTGTGTATTCGTTTAATCCAGCAATCAATATTTCCTTTTGTAGTTTCTAATTCATATAGTTCATCTAAAGGAATCATCTTTTCGTAGTGTTGTGGGTACTGCATACATAGTCTAAAACGATTCCAATATGTTTGTTGTACAACTACTTCTTCAATATCGTCATACGTTTTAAAAAGATGTGAAAGCCATTCGCTATATTCCCACCAGCCGTTTGATGGATTTGCAAAGATGGCACCATCTTTACCTTTGCTGTTAATATAAAACTCTGCCCAGTTGTTGTCGTTCCATTTACCAGAAAACTTCCAGTTTTCTAAATTCCAGTCTTGTTCATTAGGAGGCAAGTCGCCAATATGGTAACCTGATGTATGACTACACCCTAGTGCAACAATTCTACTCATTAAACACAATCTCCCATATCTTGAAATAAACTTGGTTGTTTAGGATCTCTTGTTTGGTATTTTTGTTTTGTGGGAAGAACGCCTCGAACACCACCTTTAGGATCGTCCATATCACCATCACGTCTAAAAATTAAATGAACGTGTGGATACATACAAGTTTGGCCTGCACTAGCACCAATGTTAATACCAATGTTATATCCTGTGATGTCGTTGTCTGCTTCTACATTTTGTTTACCCATTGCTAGTGCAAATTTAAAACAACGTAGTATTTCTTCGTCCAAGTTTTCCTTAGGTACAACTAAAGTGTGTCCTGGTGTTACAGGAAATTTGTCGTTATATACTACAAAATCTCTTGTATCATAAACAACATCTGACCACGGTGCTCTACCGTCTGCTTGTGCTTTTTCTAAAGTATCCATATTATTTCACCACCTTAATTAATCGTTTTGGTCTAAGTTTAAGTGCTCGACGCATTAAGTTTATTATACCACCTTTTTTAAACTGTGTCAAGTAGTCTTTTCGTTCAAGTTCTTTTATAACTTCTGGGGTAAGTTCACACTCAACCAATTTAATATTTTCAGTTAATTTTGGTGTAGTAAACTTAACATAACATAGTGGGTCTCCTCTTTTTATTTCTAAAGTTTCACCAACTTTATTAAAAACATATCCCCAACTAATACTTCTAATCCAACTATGTATATTGTAACTACCGCCTACAACACCATCTTTATAATCATTTCGATGTAAGAAAGGCGGAGTAATTTCCATCAAGCAAGGTTCGTCTGCAATAAACAAGTATCTTAAATTAAATTGAAACATAGGTTTATTTAGATCATACATATCATTACTATTATGAAATGTAACTAAACTTTGCAAGTGTTGTGTATCTACTTCGTCGCTGTTAATTTCAATACCGTCTTTGGTACTTGTAGCAGTAAAGTTAACAGGACTTTTTAGAACATAATAAGAGTTATACCAAGAAGCAAACGATGGGCAATCAATTACACCTCGTTTATTGTAGTCTTTATTCTTTACTGTTAACTTAGGTAGTTTTTCAGGTTCTAGAATTAATAACTCTGGAATAGGACCTGTCCAACACCAACCGACTGTAGTCATTAAAACTCCTGCTTGTAAAAATAGCAATAGTAACCTTTGCCGTTAGTATCGCCACCGTCGTTGCTTAATTCTTCACCATCATACTTTATAGCATATACAAGATCTTCACCATTAGGTGCTTCGCCAATACAGAACTTTAATTTTTTTGGATCAAACAATCCAGGTGTAGTAAATCCTGCATCGAAGAATGTGCCTTTTTCTGCACTATAAAATTGACAAATATAATCACCCTTTTCAGGATATCTATCTCCATAATCGTGATTGTCATCGTAGCATTCTACATATTCATCATCAGTAGAAAACTTTTCTGATGTTTCTTCCATCCACTCACTTAGGTCTTGTCCTTCAACAATATCTTCAATAAACTTTGAACGATACTCATCACTCTCTACTTTTTCGATAGTAAGATATGCACCATCAAGTGTTGGCCCCCATGTATGATCAAACTCGTCAAGCGGTTCATACCAACTAGCACCTACTTCGCCTGTATCATCGTGCATGAACATTGCTTCTTTAGGAATGTCTTTTGCTTTAACTTCTTCGTAGTGATCATCTTCATTTACTTCTTTTACTGATTTATCTTCAGCACTTGTAATGTAATGAATGGCATCGCTGTCACCATGATCTTTTGTATGTGGATACCAAAAATCAAATGCTTCTTTTGAAATACGCATATATGAACATTCGGCACCATAACCACTTAATGAAAGTCTATAGTGATGTGGACCTTTTATTTCTTCAACTAGTTCTTGTTTTTCTTCTGAAGTAGCCATTATCTTTTTCCTTGATTATTAATACAAACTGCTTGTGTTCCAGGTGGAAAATATTCAGTACCTGTGCCTAGTTCGTTTAGTAAAATATCACGACCTATAAAGCACTCTTCCATAGTGTCAAACTCGTAGTATGCTTCGATATAAGGCTCATCGTAACCTGCTTGGGCATTAAACATTATATTGATAAAAACTAAAAACCACATTAGTATTGACCAACATTTTCCCAAGGATAAACAAGCCAAACATCTTCTTCAAACTTATTAACCGTGTCGCAATGATAGTTAACACACCCATCAAACTTTGATGAAAGGTTATCTGTTAATACTGCGAAACGAACGTTATTACCCCATACCTTCTCCCATTTAGGATCGTTAGGCAAACAACCCGAACGCCAGTCGTCCTTGATCCAATTAAATGTAGCACCAGTATCGTTGATATCGTCTACAATAAGAATTTTCTTTTCTAGTGGTCCGCCTGTAACACGGTCTTCTTCTTTTTCACGATATCCAAAGGCATCTTCTGCCATCCAAAAATTGCTTTCACTTTCTCTGTTATCATCACGCAGGCTTACCTTAAGTGCTTCGCAACGAATGCCTGTCATGTTACTAATAATAGTAGCAGGTACATTACCGCCTCGTGTAATACCTACAATGTAATCAGGCTTCCAATTATCATAATACATTTGTAAAACAATGTTATTACACATACGTTCTACATCTGCCCAACTGTAATATTTCTTTTTAATCATGATGATTTCCTCTTGAAGTTACCGCTAATAGAATATCTATCCTTTCCTGATAAATTTTTTCCTGTGTAGTGCGGTATGCTACTAGGAAAAATAAACATCGTCCCTGTGCTTGGGTGTACAGTCTTTTCATATGATTCTGTATTTGCAAATAGTTTAAAATGCAGATCACCTTGATTGTCAAGTACACGTGGATAATATACAAAAGATATATCACTACCGTGATGATTATGAAAATTAGTACTACCGTTTGGCTCAGTTTTATGAACCCAAATACCTGTTAGTTCTAAATCATCTCCATAGTACTCTTGTACAGTTCTTTCTAGTTCTGCTTGTAAATGTGTGCAACCTGCAGAACTAGGATAAACTAAATCTTCGTAATGTGTGTCATTAGGGTCATTATCAATTCTGTTATCACAAACTTCAATTTCTTCAACGATTTTATCGTGAATAACATTTGTAATAGCAGTTTCTAGTACATCAATTCTAGCAACAGTATGTACGGTTTCTTTTTGAGGCATAGGAGGAACATACTCTTTTGTCCAAGGATAGGTTTCTGGATATCCCATTCTAATAGCACCTTCTCCTTTACCATGCCTATCTGGTTCGTATTTTACAAATTTAAATGTAGGCGTAAATCTATGTTCATTCCTTAAAGGAGTAGCAGTATGTAGGATATTGCTTTTCCAAATAAGCATACGTCCTGGAATAGGAGGTATTGCCCAAATAGTTGGATAGTCGCCTGTTCCTTCTAAGTTACCTTTTTCTTGTTTGTTAATAATAAACTTAGTTTCGCCACCGTCATTGATATCCCAGTTATTATTTGCATAAAACATAAATGTCCAAGCATCATCGTTTTCGTCATCTACATGATAATATGCTTGTTCTCTTGGAGCAAAAATGTTTGCGTGTGATCTTTTTAAAATACAACCATGAACCTCTGGTACATACTTTTCACAAAACTCCCATAAAGCATGGAATATTTTTGTGCCTAAGTAATCACCAGTACTCATTCCAGTTGGCGGTAAGTCAACATTATCAACTTCACCATACATATATAACATATTCTTAACGTCTAAAACAAGTTCGTTAAGGTGTGGCGGCGACCACACGTCATCAAAAATTTTCATTCTACCATCTAGTAGAGTTTGTACTTTAGGCTCCTGCATCTTTTTCTTTCAAATACTCCTCATTATGGATCCAACGATATCCTTCGTTTCTAACCCAACGCATAAATCCCCATTCTTGAACTTTACGTCCCATAAAGAATAAACTCCAACAAGGGATTTCATTTCCGTTTTCATCCTTTTGTAATTCTAACCAATGCAAGTCGTCTGCTTTACGCATACGAAAATGCCCAGGTCCTCTCCAAACTCTTGTACTACCACATACGTGACCTTCTTGTGCAAAGATTGGAATATGTTCCCAATAACCACCTTTAAGAATAAAAGTTGCATAACTCCATGGGTGGTCATGTAGTGTGGGCTCATCACTTACAAGAACTTTGTGTAGTGTGATATTAAAAGGAAAGTGTTTTCTATTTTTAAGAAATAGGTAATAACGGATAAGGTAAGGCACCTTTCCGTCTCTGTCTGTAATTACTCGACGCCTGCCGAGTTTGTCCATAATTTTAGAAAGGAACATCATCATCTTTCCTACTGTTATAATCATCCTTACACAAGTTATATATTTCTAAAAACTTTTCATACTGTAGTTTTAGGGCAGGGTATAACTTAATCATATCTTCGATCTTATATTCTGCCGGCCAATTATCGCCATACTCTCCAAGTGTTATACTAGATGGAAAATCACCAGTATCAAAAGTTGTATCAAAACTTGTGTCAACATTAACAGTATAAGTGCCATCGCTTTGTACGTAACTTGTATCTATTGGATATGTAGTTGAATCCATTGTTGAATACGATGTAATTCCGCCTACAGTTGCACCTGGGCCTGTATAGTCAATATTAGTATTATCTAGTGTAATAGTAAATTTCTTTTCATCATCGTCCATTATTAATCACCTTGTAAAGTGCTTGACCTGAAAAGAAGTCTTCTTTTAATTTTGTAACTTGTTTAAGTAACACTGGAAGATAATTGTCATAGTTTTCCATGTAATCAGTAATTCTGTCAACTAAGACTCTTCTATATTTCTTGTAAGCAAAGAAGTCTTCTGTCCATTCGCTTGGATACTTAAATTCATCTAATCCCATTTCGCTATAACTTAAACGATCCGGAACCATCGGAATAGCATTAACTAGTGCGCCTTCATACCAACTAATACCAAGTGTTTCTTGTAAGTTAGCACTAAACACTAGTTTTGCTTTACCTAGTAGGTTATGATACTCATTCTTTGTTAACGATTGTTCTTGACAAATAATAAGTTCATAGTTAGGTAAATGTTCTTTTAAGTCTCTAAATATTTCTGGTTGTTTCTCTGGAGCAACTCTATGCGGAAACAGAATAATATTTTCTTTAGGCATACCTTTGTAAGAGTCTAAACTATTTTTTAGATACTCCATAGGCCATCCTACACGATGAAATTCTGTTTTATAATCGCCATATGCATATGGCTTCAATTGGAATGCTTTTTTAAACATTTCAATATGGAATTCTGTAGCAAAGAAGTTATCATGATAACATTCTAGCATACTTTGTTCTGCAAGACGTACCCAAGGTTTATCACCAATTAGTCTGCCCAAGAAATCTTGTGGGTCATAACTACCAGCGTGCCAGAGGCCACCAACGCGAATATTAACACCAAGTAACTCTGCCATGTAACGTAGTTGTATAACTGTAGGATTCCAGGCATCGGTATAGAGAAAATAATCACCGTCCTTAATTTTACCATTGCAGAACATCTCTCCAATTTGTTCTAGTTGTTTACTCTTGTAAACATTAGTACCGCCAAAGTTAAGAAATGCCCCAGGCGTAGTAGCCTGAGGCGTCTCTCCTCCACTGATAACAGTGACTTCGCTATTAGTAGCACGTTGTAACTGCTTAGGAAGATGTTCCTTCCACTGCTTAGTATAACGTGTATCTACTGCTTCGATGTCAACTATATAAATCAATGAAACTTCCTTTTATTAAATTTTCGCTTTGGCTTTCGCGAAATTTTTGAAGGATCTAAATAACTTTGGTAAGTGCGAGACTTTTTATTATAAAGATCTGCTTCGTTAAAAATAAACCCGTTGAAACGGCAAAAGTCACGATAACTATCTAAGTCATCGAAAATTTGAACCACGTCAGGGCGTTTATCCCAATACTTGCTCATTTTAATGCTTCCTTTAGTTTCTAGCATATTCAATGTGGGCACCGTTCTCTCCATCTTCGGAGACATCGATGTGGACTTCACGTCCAGGGTGTTTAGCACGGATTTGTTCATACAAATCATCTGCCATCATTTCACAACTCTTATAATCTAGTTCAAGGGTTTTCTCCTCATAAAGTTTTTCTAACCATCTTTTGAATTGAATAAATTCGATATCTCTGTCGTTGTGTGTAACTGAGATAGCGACTTTGAAATGGAATATGTGTCTGTGGGGATATCCCAAAAACGAAACATCATATTCATCACCTGTTGCAAGACTAGGATCATCTAGTGCCGCAGGATACTTGTGGATTCCTTCCTTTCGGAATGTTACCCAAATCATTCTCTTTGCGTTTTCCATAATTGCCTTTTCGTTATCCTCTCTCATCATTCTCAACATATAATTGTGATAAGATTCTCTTACTGTTTCCATTTATTATAACTTCTTTCTTAGTCATTGTCAACCGGATTATCGTTTTCATATTTGGACCAATCTGTAAATTTTGAACGGTCTTGTAAATCGTGTACCTGATGAATCCAAACACCGGCATTAGTTGCTTTAAAATCTTTGTCGTCAATTTTGATACACGCATTATAATTAAGTTGATCAATGTAAGGAATTTTTACACTAATCTGACTAATAAAGTTTGTTTTTTCGTTGTAACCGCTTTCTAACACCCACTCATGATATTTTACATCATAATCAAGTGTTACATGATATCCTTCTTTAAGCAAACCGTAAATTAGTGTATCCCAAGCCTTGTTAGTTTCTTCTTCACCATTTGGTAAAACTATTTCAAAACTTTGATTAGCACCCAAGTAAATATGGTCTACGTGCTTTGCTTTTGCTTGTTCTAATACTTCATCTAACGGACGACATCCAACTACAAATAGTGTATCCATATCGTATGCTGGTGTTTTCTCTACTTCATATCCAGTAAAATAAACAACATCATCTTTTACAATGCCGTCTGAGTAATCACGTTTCATGATTGTAATCTCTCAATTTCCTGTTTAACTATTAATTTCTCTTGTTTCATTTTCTTAAGTGCCGCATCATCTATATAATTACTATAACCTCTTTGGATCTCTTTGTCAAGTGTTTTATGCTTGATTATTAGTGCTTCCAATCTGTTTTCTTTAGTCATATGCTCTCCTTAATATAACATTATAGTGTGTCGTTGTCAAGTCCAAATCCTTCAATATCGCCATTAAATGCAATACTAATCCTATCTTTCTTGCTCCAATTTTCTTTAACTTGATGATTAATCCAACCTGGGAAAGAAACTAATTTACCAGTTTGTGGAATAACTGTAAATCTACAACCGTTATAAGAATTGGCCGCTTGAATTAGTTTAGGCGGTAGAGCATAGTCTACGATATTAGATGGGGGGAATAAAACTAAATCTCCGCAGTTTTGTTCGGCTTGTGGATAGTATACACAGGCTACGAAGTGTTTAGGGTGTAGATGTGTTTCTACAATGTTTGATGTTTGTTCTAAAGGCTTTTGTACATTTAGCCAAGCCTGTGTGGGTTTAATTTCATACCCATCAACCAAGTTCCACAGTTGTGTGAGCATTTTAAAATGTTCTCTTACCGCTTCTACTAGCGGTTGAAGAACAGGCTCGGCTAAATTTAAATGATTACTTTGACCTCTGTGCTTAACATTCTTGTATGCAAACTTAATAAGTTCGTCATTGTTAATGTCGCTAAGGTGCTCGTCTGAGAACGGAGTAGTAAACAAGTCAACTATTGCCATTCTCTGATCTCCTTTAAATTTTATTTTTAAATTTTAAAATAGCATCTTTTAGTGCTAGTTTGATTTTCTTATGCCTTTGCAAAAGTTCTTTTGAAGTCCATGAACGATCTCCGTCACGTTCCTGTTCCATCTCTGTAACTTTTTTATCGTAATATTGATGCTCTTCTTCTAAACGTTTTAGTTGCTTATTAGATTTGCTCATCTTCTAACTCCTCGAGTTTATGTTCTTGTTCTTCAGTAAATTCACTGTCACTTGAGTCATCTGAAGTTGTTGTGTCTGCTTCTTCAAATAAATTAGCAAACTGTGTACTAGCATTAACTGTCTTTTTACCAGTAGCACCTCTAGTGCCAATAACTGACATCCAGAATCTTGAAAATTCTTCTATGACCGCATTCGCTTCGTCTCTGTTGTCAGTTGCAAATATCGCTTCCACAACATCTCTAAAAAATAACCTGTCAAAACGTTCTTCGACAAGCATCGCTGGAATTCTGCCTGCGTCATATTCTCTGTTTGCTTCTTGTACTGCATTAATGTGACTCCATACATTATGACCCATTTGGATCGCATATGAAAAACTATCCCAAGATGTTTTTCCTTCTTTACCTACTTTATTTAGATCGCCTGGTGCATAGATACAAACATCTTTGGCTGTTAGTCCTGTTGTAATAGGCGAGTCTTTAAAACTTCCGTGTTTGTTTTCACGTACAAATGCTTGACCAAACGGTGTAAGGTCTTGTGCTAAACCTTTGTCGTCAATGCTAGGTACCATTCTGTATACCCATTTACTTCTATCTTTTGTTTCAAGTTCACAATAGATTTGACCATTTGCTGTTGCTAAGAATGGACTAGCACAGTCAAATGTAATTGTAAAGTTTTCGTTATGATGTTTACGAACTGCTCTTTGTACATCAGTTAGTAGTGTTGCCCACTCTAGTTTACTTGTACCCAAGAAGTGCATAAAGTCATGTTTGCCTTTTTCAAGTAATCCATCAAAACGTAGTGCAACAATACGTTTTAATGCTAGGTGAATATCACACATATTCTGACCACCCATTGACCACCCATTAAAGTGATCAGTATACTTTTTAGGATCGCAATAGTCTTTCATTTGCTGATACCAATCTTCTGCATCAGCATGATTCTCACCTTGTAGTACATTTAAGAATTTACAATTACCATTACGATTTTTCATAAAGTAATCGTTATTAATACGTGTGGCATTTACTGCTTCTTGGTATGTACTAATACCAGTTGCTTTAACACCTTGTGGACTACGAGCAACCCAAGCCGGAATATCAAGGATCATACCGTAATCCATATATTCGTCCATCCAACGTAAAACTTGTTCACGTTTCTTTTTCGCCTTAGGACAGTTAGGATCTTTCCAATCACCTTCCCATACACCTTTACCAATCTGGAATCCTCCAGAGTCGCCAAGCAACCAACTAGTATTGCGATCTCTGTTTCGGATCATATCTTCTTTAGGTGAGTCTTTGTTAATATCTAATTCAGCGTGACCTGCGGAATACAATGACCAATTATATTGAAACATACCGTCATTGCGATTTAACCAGTTCAGACTTTCAACGTCATTAGGAAAGTTACTAGGAATTCTAGTTCTTTCAACATATTCTTCACGACGCTGTTTACCAATGAATGTAGCATAGAAGCCACTAATCGCTGGTAGGAAGATTGCGTAATCCTTTTGCTGTGCTGTTAAGTCCGTATTCAAATTATTCTCCAAATGCCTTAAATGCTAAGAGAGGAACAAGCCAAGGATAAACCAAATGCTCAACCAACTCATATACAACCAAAATAGTGAGCAACACGGCCCATAGTTTTGATGTTTTTGCTTTGTTGCTAACATATTCAAATATCCTCGAATGCCACTTTCCTAAACGTTCTATTATACCTGGTTTCGGCATAAACTCCTTACTTAGATTGTGCTGGAAGAATATAATCGTACTCAACCATTCCACTATCTACTGTGATTTGCATAGCACCTTGATCTGAAATCTTCATGTTTAATTTACCATCAAGATTTAGAATTGCTTGTACTTGTGCTACAGGCCATGCCCAAGTGTGTTGTAATGCACCAGTTACACCTGTTTGGAAATTAAACTTACCAGCGTGTGTACTGTGATCACCAAAACTAAACACTAGGTTATCACCGTTAGTTGAAACATTAAAAGTTGGCTCTTCTGAATGCGCCGCACTTTGTAGTTTCATTCTATTAATACTTGCAACAGTTGGCTCAAACTCTACTTCCCAACTTGCACCTTTAAACTTAACACTCTTTAGTTTTTCTTCAATGATTTGTTTGTTCATAAAACGATAATCATTTTGGAAGTCACCTGCTTCGTTTTCAAAGTGAATGTGTGTTGGAACAGTTTCGCCATTACGTTCTGCTTTCTCTACAGAAAGTTTTGCGTTCTTTTGATACTCAGGATTCTTTAAGTGTAGTGCTAACTTGTCTAAGTTAGGCATACCAAAAGTACCATTGAACTCGCCTACGGAATTCTTTGCTTTTGCAGTTAAGATAACACTTCTATCTTCTGCCATACTTTCGATTGTTGTTGATTGATCATCGCCACTTACTTTAACTAGATTAAGAAAACCTAGTGAATGTGTGTGTGCGACAACGTCTTGTAAAATGTCTTTCATTGGTTGCTTCTCCTTTATATTACATTATATTTAGATTTTTGCGAAAAGTCAAGTTCTTTATTGGTCTCAATAAAGTCAAAAATATTAACTTTCGGCTTCCACCCTAAATTCTTTAAGACAGTTATATCGGCTGTATTGTCCATACGTTCATTGTCCTTAGTTGTTTGTTCAGGATCAATGTTTGCCAATTTAGTTAAATCTGTAAGTGCTACAGACGTTCCTGTACCAATATCAATTATTCCTTTGGTATCTGTTTTGATTAATAGTAGAATTGCGTTTACAATATCACTGACGTGAATAAAATCTCTTTTATGGTTGGTAACGTAGGGGACATCGTTTCTTAGTAATCGAGGTATAAACATATTGGGCCTTGTCTGCTTGTTATTATATATAGTTGTAAATCGCATACCTAAACTGTTATCTGGCGCAATTTCTTCCATAACCTTTTTAGTCATCGCATAAGGATTTAAAAAAGGTTCTTTGGCTGTGCTAGAACTAGCATACAAAATTCTTGTGTTTGGAAAACTTTGAAAAATCTTTTTAGATGCTATAACATTATTTTCCCAAAACAGTTTTGGATTATCAATGCTTCTTCGTAGTCCTGATTCTCCGGCAAGATGAATTACTAAATCAACATCAAAGTTTATTTCTAGATCAAGTATATCATTACCTTCTAGTCTATCAATACCAATTACAAAATGTTCTTTTACTAACTCTGCATATAGTTCTTGACCTACTAAACCTTTATGTCCTGTTAGTAAAATTTTCATACTAATTCCTCAGCAATGTATCTTTTTAATTCTTTGTCTTGCACATCTGTAGGTATTTCATTTTTATAAAAAAGTCTATAACTGTCAGAACCGTACTTACCAATACCGTATAATTGTGTAGCATCTTCTCCATCCCAATCTTCAAATTGTTCGCTCATTCGATACAGTCTTTCTGCTCGAACACGTTGCATACCTAACGGCTTTAGCACATCTTCAATTTCTTTTTTAGTAGCATATAGCAAACTACTATGTGTAGGCCAACGTCTAAAGAACTCTGTAAGTACAGGTTTAGTTTGACGCCTGTTTACCTGATTAAGACATATAACGCCAACCATATGTTGCCATACATTGTCGACTTGCTGTTGAACCATTAGATCATCACGCATCGTATCTCTTTCCATCAAACACACAAACAAAGTATAATTCTTCATCACCTGCGTGTACACGATGAAATACTCCGTCTTGAATTAGTACTGTATCGCCTGGATAAACACTAAACGTTTCATCATCAAGTTGCATATTACCTGTACCTTCGATAAACAAGTAAACTTCTTCTTGACCTTCGTGTTTATGTCCTGTTGTACTTTTATTAGGTCTTAATCTAGTACTACTTACAATAAGATTTTTTAATCCTTTATTATCTTTTACAGTATAGCGGTCATCTTGTTTAACAACTTCACCGCCTATATCCCAGTTACCGAATTTCATTTTTTCACTCCAAAATGTTTAAAGGTTGATTGGACACACTTTGCTTGATAATAACAATCTGCTAGTGCGTTGTGAGCCTCTTCTTGTATTGCCTTACGTGGATCACTTGGCATCATACTAAATAGAGTTCTGCTGTCTCTAATTTGCCAATAGTTCCATGGGCAAGGTTTTCCTACTTGTTTGTATAAATTTTGTAGAATAGCGTAGTCAAACAACGGACCTTGACACCAAAGTTGGTCAAGTCCAACACACCATTTATTAATTGCTTTTGTAAGTGTATCCATGTTTACTCTATTCTCATGATCACCAAATGCTTCGTCTTGAATATTTTGTTCTTGTCTACCCCACCAAGCAAGAGTATTATCATCAATTGAACGATTATACTTTTCTGATTGCTCTTCGATATCACAACGTAGATATAATCCATCATGTGGCTCTGTATCAGAGTATGGATCAAACTTAATAGCACCAAGTGTAATAACTACACTATCTGGTTCTACACCAAGTGTTTCTAAGTCTATCATTCCGTGAGTAGCCATTTATTCTCCAAAGTCAAATAAATTGTTAAACGTATTTTTCTGTTGTGTACTACTTAGATCATAATCCAACACACCGATAAGGTTATCTAGTTTATTATCAATAATAGTACCTTCCATAGCATCGTCATCAAATGGAAGTTCTTTAAACCAGTCCGGCAAACGTAGTTCATCTGTAGGATATGCAACACTTGTATACCCTAATGGATTCTGTTTTAGTTTACAAACAATAACTTTCATACCATCTACAATTTCTTGCGAGTATTTGTCACCGTTCATTTTCTTCAGTGTATTCCAATTGATACTTGCTCGAACGTGACCAGGCATATTTGTTTTGCCATCACGTTGTTCTTTTCGTAAGTATTCACCAATCTTGTTTGCACGTTTAGGCGAACCTTTTTCAAAGCCAGGACGTATTTTAAATTCAGTTCTAAATTCTGTAATACGATCTAATACTTCTTTTTCAGATGCTTCTTTTAAAACCATAAGTAATAGTTCACTTAAAAATTCCTGCATAAACACAGGAGTATCTGAACGTTTAAGATCAAGACCCATTGCTTTTACTTTACCTGGCTTGCCATCAACATCTTTACGTTCACCTTCTTCATCATATACAAGTGCCGCATAACGTTTCTTTGTAATGTATAATCCTGTTTCAGCAACAATTTCTCTACCTGCCGCAATAACATCTGAACGACTCTTTGGACAGTGAAATGCCTTTGCCATAAAGGCTTCAAAAGAACTGTTTGCTTCATCGCATACTTGGTCATAAAGTTTAATTACACTTTCTTTAGTCCACGGTATTTGACCTTCTTCAATTTCTTTCTTAAGAACTGGATATGCACTAAAGTACACAGAGTCAGTATCACCATAGATAACACTTTCGCCTACGTGATCATATGTACCTGTAATAACTTTGTTTACTTCAGCGGCCATATGTTTTGCAATTTGTCTACCTGTTAGTGTAGTTGATTGTCCTATCCTCGGGTCAAAAAATCTGCAACCAGGATTAAGAATGGCCCCGTAAAGAGAGTTAAGATTAATCTTTTTAACAAGTTGCCTTTTGTCCCAAAATGCAATTTCAATTTTGTTTCCTGCATCAATTGCCTTCTTCTTCATTGCTTGGAGTTCTTTACGTTCAGCATACCAACGTTTTAGTAGTCCTGGAATAACACCATCAAACTCGGTTGTAAGTATTGTTCCGTTTGCTGTAAGCATCCAAGGGTTATTGCTATCAAAGATAATTTTATGAACTTCTGCCGCACTATATACTTCAGGTTCTTTACCTTCCCAGTCTACAGTAATGTCAAAGTCTTTTCTCTTTTCCATAACTGCATCATATTCTAATGTTCCAAACTTACCTTCCCAAGCACCTGCAAATGATTTCTTTTGCAATGTCATTGCTTCTTCTAAGTATGCTTGTGTGTGATCAGGACGTAGTTGTCCAACGATAGTTGCTGGATCCATATTCAATGCACGAATCACAGATGGATATAGTGAATTCAAGTCCATCGAACCAATCCACTTGTGTACACCTTTTTTAGGAAATGCAACATAAGCACCTGCCGCAGGATCACTACCTGGTTCACGTTTTGTCCTGTTAGGAACTTGTAGTCCTCTGTGATGTGCTTCGTTAATAATTGCTTGTTCTGTAACTGCTACCGCACCCATTGTGGTCTGTAGCAAAACCGTATTTGCGTGTGCTAGTTCATTTGATAGGTCAATGAACTTTAGTTTTTGGTCCAACTTGTCCAGTAGTGCAACGTCTTGTCGGTTGTATTCGATGAACTTTCTGAAATCATTGTTATAAAGTTGATCGAGCGTACCTTCGTAAACAGTTTTGTTTTCGCCGACTTCCATTTCACCAATGGCATCAAGTCTGTAAGTATGTCTTTCTTCATATGTGTATTTACGATATAATTCCAAACTATCTAAATGCACTCTGCCTACTAGGTCATAGGTTTGTGCTGTTTTACCAAACTTTTCATACTCACGTTTTTTAGGAAGTTGTTTCCATAAACAAAAACGTCTTGTATCATCTTTGCTTAGTACACGAGCAACACGATTAACTGTGTAAGGAATATCATAACCTTCACTGTTCCAACCACTTAGTATATCTGCATCTTGAATAATATCTAAGAATGCTTCAAGCATATCGCCTTCGTTATCATACAAGTATGTGTTTGGAAATTCTTTTACTTCTTCTTTTGCTTGTTCCATTGTCAAACCTTTAGGCGGCATTGCAAATGTAACAAGACTATCTAGCCATTGTAAGTGTACTGTAATTGCAGTAATTGGCATAAATGGATCGCTTGGATCTGCGAATCCACGTTCTGGATCAAAGTCAGTCTCAATGTCAAAGAAGCAAACATTTAGTTTTGGAGCATCAACGTTTAAATAATTTTCACTTAAACATTGGAATATAGGATTAATATCACTTTCAAACAGTTCTTTGTTTTGATTAATAGCAAGTTCTTTTCTAAATTGCTTTGTATTTTTTGCTACAATACGTGATAACGGATCGCCAAAGATACTTTTATACTTTCCTCTTTGGTCTTTATAATAGAATGTATATTTAATTGGATATTCTGTAAGGTGTCGCTTACCGTCTTTTCGTTCTACTACACGAATAATATCTTGGTCGCGATCAAAGATTGCATCTACATAACTCATTTTTTCTCCTGTTTGTCACTTCAGGCTGACAAATACCAACTAATCGTTTACTGGCCGATAACACCATACAAATGTTTAAAAATGCCTACTAAGTATATAATTGTTAGTACGCCGTTTAAAACTATTAATGACTTCTCTTTCCAAAGTATTCCAACTACTGTCCAAATAGTAGATGCAATACCAAATCCGTATGTAGCATAAACTTGATTATCTAAAGCAGATAACGTAGTTGCCGCTAATAGCAAGACAGCAGTTGCCACCCATGCTAACGGTTGGTAGGGTTTAGTCTGTACTTCCTTGTTGTTTAAAGTATTCTTTATCATTTATTGCCTTATCATCTATCCAAATATCATAATGTGGTTTGCCAAATCTTACACTAGTAAATTTAACTCCCCAGCCTTTAAGTTGTTTCATTGTAAAGTCTTGCCAATCTTTGCCTGATACTGCACCTCGTGCAGTCCAATAATGAATGTCATGGCCTTCATCAAACAACTTATTAAAGTGAGCGATTCTATCTAAATCGGGTTCACTTTTTTCATAATTACTATCGTTAGTATAGCAGATTGTGTTGTCAATGTCAACCATATATTTCATCTATTTTACCACCATCCCATTGCTACGCCAAATCCAAAAATGTTTACACTAAGAAAGTAGTAAACCATTACTAATGGCCATGCAAGTTTTCGTCTTGTATATGTAAAAATTGCTAGTGCTGAACCTAGCATAAATCCTGGATAAACAATACGCATATCCGGGTCAGCGGCATTAATGGCTAGAGTCATACTTGCACCTATAGTAACTAAGGTACCTATCATTTCTAACCAAAATGCTAAAGGGTCTTGTTTTTTTGCTTCTTTCCAGAAGTTGATAATTTTATTCATTATAGTTTATCACGTCCTACAGTAACAATCAATGTTTCTAGGTCGTCAAAATCATCAGCAACTTTACCCCATTCACCTTTTTGTGCAATCTTAATTGCTTTGTTAATTAGTGATGGTTTAATGTTTAGTTCTTCTGCAACTGCTTTAACAGTATCTTTCAAACCTTCTTGTAAGTCTGAAATTTCTTGAAGTACTGTTACGCCTTCGTTAACCAATCTTTCTAGTTTGGCTTTTTCGTCTGCGCCGTAAGTTCGGTCACTCATTTGTTTCTCCTATGTTATAATGTGTATTATATATTCGTTTGTTCTTAATGTCAAGTCGCTTGTGGTCTTTCCATAGTCAAATTGCCACTAACAATAACTCGTTCAAAATCTGTTTCTTGAATTGGTACCATGTGTGTTACCCAACCAGGAAAAATAACAATAAGACCTGGTTCGGGTTGAATGGCTCTTTCAGCAGTTGGAAATACTAAAGGAGCACATTCTTCCGAAGCATCAACATAATAACAAAAACTCCAAAGTGCTGGATGATGGGCGTGTGGTAGGGTTTCACCTCCTCTTTTATAAATTGCACCCCAGCAATCTGTTGCATAAAAATTTCCTTGTGGTACTGGATCTAATCCTTCTTCCAAAAGTTCTATAGCAAAGTCAATAATTTTTTTGAAATGCGGATTGTCATACATAGTCCAACGTGTCATATCCGCTTTGACATTTGTTTTATGGTATTGTTGATCACCTTGTTCCTTAATACAAGAAATAAGGTCTGCTTTGATAGATTCCTTTTCGTGGAACATACCAGTAAAAATATTCGCTCGTTCTTTAAACTCAAAAGTTTGAATATGTGGTACCATGCAAATATTTATGATATGCTAGGTGTCTAAGGTTTCGTTGCGGTCCTTGTAGTGCCACTCGTCTGTGTGTCCTACACTCCACTTAGGAGTATTTTCAACTGTGTAGTTTTGGGTGCATACTTTGAAGTCTGGTGTTTTACGATCAGTTGGAACAAGACTTTGATCTGTAAACACTACTCTGTTATTTGGTTGTGCGGCAAATTGTCCGTTGTCTAATTTAATTACATTAAATGATTTGTGTTCTGGATCGTGTTCTGCAAAGTTTTGATTAAGAGCAGTTTTATCTCTATGACAATTATCAATAGTAAAAAGATATTCACCTTTATGCATTTTACGATCTTTGCCAAAAAATTCACAATCACTTAGCATAGGCTTTTTAATTACTGTAATATCGTAATCAAAGCAATCCCAAATCTGTAGTGTATCTAAAGGAAGTTGTTCGCTATGTAAGTAATCTTCTTTCCAAACAAACGCACTAAGAGGTAATTTATCGTATAATGCACCGTACTCTGTTAGTAGTGTTTCAAAATATAATGCTCTACCTTCTATACTTTTAACACTAATCCATAACCCAGGAGTAACTTCTCCGTGACCTTTTTGATGGTCATATAAGAATTCCTTCTTTACAAAAACTTCGATAGGTGGTAGGTTATGAACTAAAAAGGCCATATGTTCTCCTAGGTTAATACTAGAGTTATTTAGTTATTTTTGCTTTGAACTTTTGCTAGATAGTCACGAAACAGTGAGCCATGTTCACCGCGAATATCTTCTGGTTCTTTTGGAGAGTGCATACCGCCACCAGCGTCAGTAGTAACTGCTTCAATGTCAGCATACTGTTCTTTTGGTGCATTTGCAACAGATCCACATCCGCAATCATCGTCGGGAATTAAATCCTTTACTTGATCAAAACGTCGGTCATCATCTGTTTTGTTAATAGTAATATCTATTTTAGGTTGTTCAGCATCGATAATATCTAAAAAGCCTCTAATAAGATCTGCTATTCTCATTGTTGCCCACCCTTATTTGCTTGTTTCATTAATTGTTTAAACTTGCCCATAAGTTGTGGATCTTGCATTATAGTCATAATGCTTTGAGCATACGGTGAAATTGCTTTAAGCACATTTGGTGGAACAGTTTGGCCTTGTGCAACTTTATCTAGTCCTTTAGCAACTTGAG